ATCAGAACAAGATAATGTTGTATACAGTAAGAGTTCAAACATGGGATGAACGCTCCGTTCCGCGACTTACTTGCGTCGGGATTACCCCGATGAACGATAGGTCTATTATAGACCCTATATTCTATATAGTCAAGTGGTTTTGTATTATACGATACAATTTAAAAAACCTTAGGGGTCAAAATTTTGCCGGGATTTTTTCCCCCCGATCTGGGGAATTACTTTCGCTTTTTGGTTTCAGTCTTCTTACTATTTCCCCAGAGTTTTGGATTGGATGTACCATACCCATAACCAATACTCTGCACGGCACCTGCTCCGTAAGTATCATAGTACATATCAAATAAACTCACTTGGCTCTTACATCTCGTAAGGTCTATGTGTGTCTCACCATTAACAATATATGTAATTAAATATGCATCATTAGGAAGTGATTTATCATTAGCAACTTGATGAGTTGTCTTCTCTTGAAGAACTTCACAACCATACTTTAGTGCTACTGGTTTAATGCTTTCCTGTTGCATTGACTTTTCTTCTACTTTAGATACTTCTTCCAATTGATTTGACATTATTAACTATCTCCCCAATGAATTTCTGGGTATGCTTGAGATACTACATCTTTAGTAATATTATATTTTTCAGTCAATCTTTTATCCTTACACAAACATACAATTTCTGCTTCAAGTGGATGAAGACCCTCAAGAATATTAATAAACATAGTTTCACGACGAATATTATTCATCGCATCATTACCACCCTTTACAAAATGATAAAAATTCTTAAATTCTCTACGAATTGTAGTATGTCCTTGCCTATCACTTGCTCCTATTGAAAAAGATCCAGTTTCATGCATTGACCGAATTTGCTCATCAATTTTAGTACTTAAAGTTCCACTATAAGTATTTTGTTCATCATAACCAGTATATGGAACTTCTCCTTCAGGAAGAACAGAAATAATACTATTATCGAAATTCCAAATAAAAATAGTTTTTAAAGATTCATGCTCATATTTTTTAAGAACTTGAACTTTTTTTGCTTTAGATCTTTGTTTAGATACTAAATGAAGAACTTCAAATACAAGTGCATTATTGGGAAGATCTACTATTGGAGTAGATTTTCTTTCACTAGTAGTTTTTCTACTCTTCATGATCTTCTTCTTCGGTACTGTTGTCATGATAGTTTTCAAAATTAAATGCAATGACCTCATCTGGAATCAGATTACCCTGATTATCAAACATTTCGGGGTGAGGTCTTGGTACTTCCCGATAGTTCATCATATATTCTCTAGCAGTCCAACCAATTACTACTCCGACTATAAGAAATAATACGGTTAAAAATGAACCGAATACTAAACTTACTGCTAACATTGTCCGTCCTCCGGGAAACTAGTGTCTCTTCCTTACACTTAAGGAAAACTCAAAATAGACGTTTACTTCCCGCTTCAGAAAGCAAACCATCTTTTCAAAGATAATATGAAATGGTTGTGTCTGCTTCCTCTTTCCTCCATTAAGAATAAATTCAATACCACGATTTCCGTGATTGTTTTTATTTATGTTAAGATTTGACGAGTTGTTGTTCTCTAAGAAACTTGATTGTATCAACTGCACCTCCCAATTTTTTCTCATCACAAAGGACTTGTGGGAAGGTAGAACCCTCACCAAATTCCTCAAAGAACTGTTCTCCTGTAAAGTCCTCTCCAAGAGTATACACCACAAATTTACTGCCTGTCAACTCCAGAACAGTTTTAACTTTATGGCAATACTGACAATCTTCTTTTGAATAGATTGTAAAATTCATATCTTCTGTAAAAAACATAATGAGTTATTTAGATTAATAAAAAATATCTATATTTTACTAGTTTATTATACCACAATATTGGGCCAAGTAATATTATATGGATCCGATTGCTTTGTAATATCTCTAAGTGCCTGAACATATGTGTCTAAATTAGAAATATTATCAGTAGTAGTTGTTATTCCCAATCTAACTTCACTTTGATGTCTCATAATTCTCCATTCAACATTTCTAATTGATTCATCTCTTTCACTTCTAACTATCATCCATTGATGTTCTAATTGAGCAGAAATTTCAGATGTCGTCAATCCAACAACATTCCAATCAAATCCATCCCAAGAAATCTTATGAGTACGATTATTATATGTTGGTGCCGTACTCACCGCAACGTACCCAGCCATAGATATTTCTTCGGCAGTAAAAACAGAGGAATCAGTTCTTGTACTGCTATCGGATAATCTAATTCTTTTTGGCAATTCCTGAGGATATTGATTTTTATATGAATATAACATATTATTAATTAAATTATATATTTTATTTAGAAACCAAAAGTAGATTTATCATTGATCCAGTTCTGTTCTATTTCTGCAGTACTCAATTCTTTTTTATAAAGTTGAACTTGTGACATATATCACCTCCCATATTTCTTCTCATAATTAGTACCCGTACGAAGATTTAAGAGCATTCCAATTTTGCGTAACTTCTGTCGAATTTATTGCTCTGCTATAACAAGCAATTTGAGATATTTTTCCATTCCATCGTTCATTACCATTATTATTTGCTCCTATAGTTTGAGCACCATAACTATAAGAATTAGTACTGGTAAAATCAGATTTATAACTACCATTTACATACAGAGTATATGTATTTGATGATCTAGTAACAACTACATTATACCAAGTACCCGTAGAGTAAGTAAAATTACTAAATGTTCCAACATTTACAACATAATTATCTACAATCTGCACAGTATTATCATTTACAAATCTGATTTGGATTGATCCTGAAGACAAATGATCAGAAACAATAGTTTGAATTGCAGTTACATCAGCATTAACCCAAGAAGAAACTGTAAAATCCGAGTTTGGATTAAACATATCCGAATCCATTCTTACATGATCACTTGACCCATCAAAATCAAAGTTTTGTACTCCAATTGAACCAAAAGTATTGCCAACTAAACTTATGGTACTGGAATTATCGCTGGCATCAACAATAGAACTTCCTTGGCAAGTTAAAAGTGATGTATTTGAAATATTAGTTAATTCTACTAATGGAGGATTAAAGTTTGAAGTATAAAGTGCCGTTCCATCTAAAACACGAACATTAGATATCCTTCCATTAAAGTAATTTGGATCCCCAGATAAAATATTCCCATTAACATAAAGTGCTCCAATCTTATCAAATCTGGGAGACCCAGTAAATGAAGTATTAGTTGCTTTTAGATCACCATCAACAAATAGTCTTGTATCTGTTCCACTTCTACATGTTGCGACATGATGCCATGTATTTGCAGTTATTCCACCCGCAACATTCTGAAAAACATATGCTCCAGCAGTACCACCTGATGCTGCGTCATAATACATGCTAATATTTCCAGTAGTATTTTCATTAAATCTCATCCACTGAGTATTATAATCATAACCACTACTACCGACCATCATAATACCAGTTGTATTTAAATACACCCAACATTCGACTGTAAAATCACCAGTCAAAGTATTATTCTGTGTTACATTGATAGCATCTCCACTTCCATCAAATACCGCATAACCAAGACCAATTCCAGGTCCCGTATCAAAAGTAGCTCCTGATATAGTTCCATTATTACCTTCATCACTTAGATCCGTCCAAGTACTTCCACTACCACCGTAAGAATTAGTATTCCTTGAATCAAGATTCAACACCAAATTAGATTCAACTATTCCTGCCCCCGCCGATAGTGGCCACTTAGAAGATCTTATCTGCCCATATTGCGTTAATGTATCAAAAACTGCAGAAGCAGTTATATTAGTGATCGTTACTTTTTTTCCTATAATTCCACCATTACCTCGCATAAAACTATCCTCCAGATTAAGTTATACCAAATCTTGCTTTATCATTATTAAAATTTTGAAGTATTTCAGCATCAGTTAGTGCCTTATTATATGCTCGAATTAAATACATTCTCCCATTCCAATTCGATCCAATTAAATTAGCTGTCGAAACATTAAATGTTCCACTAGCTGTACTATAACCACCAGAACTCAATATCTGCGTGGTATTTCTAAAATATTGTCTATGTGGAGTTGTACTTGTTCTCTTTCTCCACACATGCTGTCTAATTGTAGTAGTAGTTTGATCAGTATAAGAACCATTAATTCTTTGACTACTTCCACAACAACCATTTACATCATAATAATCAGTTCCCCAATTTGAACTACCATAGTTTACGTGCGCTAACATTCCTCTACCACCACCACTACTTACGTTATTAAAAAAAATGAATACTGTACCATAAGACGCATTTCCCTGCATCATAAAAACTTCAATTGTATGTTCAGTACTAAATCCATAACTGTTTGATGCTGCACCAGTAAATGCTACACCACTAGCAGAAACATTAAAGTAACTATCAGTTCCACTACTGACCCATGAAGCATTACTACCTATAGTATGATTTTTACCACCACCACTTAGATCCGTCCAAGTACTTCCACTACCACCGTAAGAATTAGTATCTCCTGCATCAAGATATAAAACTAAACCATCCTGAACATAAGTTTCTGGTGGATTGGGAGTATCTAACAATGATTCGGTTAATCCAAATACTCCACGATTTTCTTCAGGAGTATATTCACCAATTCCAATTAAACCACCACTTTTAGTATAAAATCCCATGATTAACTAATTTCTTCATAAGAACAAGTGCCACTTAAATCTCCTGCGGCACTTGCTGCAAGATGAATTGACATATCTTCTTCCAAATAGATTGAAGTATCTTTTGAAATTAAAACAAGAGTTGCATCGGCAGGAACCGTAACTGTATTTGCTATTGTGGAACTTACAGAGTTTCCAGCAGCATTTTTTATCGTTGCAGTAATATCTGCTGCACTACTGCCATCAATATTAGCAATAATTAATGAATTAATTTTTAAAATCTTACCGGATGATGCAGCATTCGTAACGATTGCAGATGCAGATGTGGCAATATCTGCATCAAATACAGTCTTTCCGTATATATTTGCTACAGCAACAATATTTGGGTTAGCCATTAATAAATTTCTCTCCTATGTTTTTATTTAGATCTTAACCGAAAATCATTGCCATTGCAATAGATTTACCAGTAGTAACTCCCCCACCAGATCCATTAGCAGCAGCAGTAATACGTCCCTGAGCATCTACTGTGATATCTGTATTAGTATAAGAACCAGCAGTAACTGCAGTATCTGCCAGTTCATTAGGACCTACTGCATCATTATCAATAGACCATGTACTACCAGAACTTGATACTGTAATATCACCTTTATCACCATCAGTAACATATACACCCGATGTTATTTGATTACCAGAAACATAAAGTCCTGTACAACTTACAACACCAACACTTCCACCATATATGGTTACACCAGAACCAACATGAAAACTATCAGTAGTGGGATTTACATATAAATTATTATCAGTAACTAAATCACCAGTTCTTCTAGTCTTTCCCATATCTATCCTTTAAAGTTATTTATTTTATTATGCCTGAGATTCAGACCATGATATTCTGGAAGACACCTGGAATGGTGAAGTACTATTAACTGTTGTAGTATCAAGAGCACTTGCACAAATAGTCACAATATCAGGACCATTCGGGAATACACCATCACCACCAAGAACAGAATTGCCCAAGTCAATTAGTCTAGTTAAGTCAAAGGTTTGAGAAGCAACTGTTCTTTCACCATTGGCACCAATAGCACCACCAGATGCACGGAACTGATAGATAGTTGTTCCATCCTGAATAGTATCTCCAGAATCATGAGCAACATATTGTGAGAGTGAAGGAGAACCAACATTAGCATATGCAATATTACTTAGTGCTCCATTTAGAAGAACACTAATTCGGGCATCATGAGAAACTGAAATACCAAGTTCATTCAATTTAAGTTGCATTCGATTAATAACATCTCTTTCACCAACTGCACCAATCAAATTATTATCAACAGAAGGAGAAAGTCTAAGACTTACAAGTGGGATCAAGGAACTAACATCGACAATATCACCACCAGAAGCAGGAGCACCAATATTAACTGTCGTGGAATTAGCAACAGTTGGATATACTGCAGGAGGATTATTATATGAACCATATTGAAGGAAAATATAAACTCGGAAATTACCTCCTCTAAAATCAGTATAGGCAACAGTCTGCCCATTCAATTCTTCATCGGCAGTATATAATGCAATACCATTAGAGAATTTAGATGCATCGGCAGCAGCAAAACTTAATCTTAGATAATATTTCCATTGTCCTTGTGAACCATCAAATGCTCTATAAATCGCACCAGCAGCATTAGTTGTTGATGTATTTGTTGCACCATTAGTAAATGAGAGTGCATTACCAGATGCAGTAAAGAGATAACTATCGTCATCATCAAATCCACCATCCATAATAACCGAAGTTCCCCAGTGGAACAATGATGGTACATATGTAGGTAGTCCAGTGTTAAATGACTCATATCTTGCAGGAACATTACCTGTTCTCATATATGCTTCATTGATTTTATTATTGTGTATAAACTCATGCATATATTTTACATGACCATGAGTATCCTTAAATCCAAAACGAATTTTACCAGCACCATACCAAGAATAATCTACATAAGCCATCTGAATATTATTGATATTTAAATTAAATCCAGAAGGACCATTCCCATCGGCAGTATCAATACTCCAATTAGATTGTGATACTTTTGTATCTTCCGTTTTTGTTATAATAATTCCACTATTAGTTACACCTCTATATTTTGGTTGAATATCAATAGAAGTATCATCAACTACCCTAGTAACTTTATAAGACTGACCTCGAACAACAATTTTGTCTCCGACAGATAAATGAACACTAAATTTAGTATTGTTTCCAGTCAAAGTGTTTGAATTAAATGTAGTAGTTACTGTTCCTGGAATTTGTGTAGTTGATGACCTTCTTACTGCATATAGATTTTGACCATCATATTCATAGAACATTCCATTTTGATCATCAAATAATCCACCACGAATACCTGCATTACTATAAGAAGCAATCGTATATTCTATAATTCCGCCAGGAGCATCATCGGCAGGATCTCCACCCATTGTATATTGGAATGTAAATGTTGTGGCACCAGCAACGGTAAATGATGTTCCATTATAATGGTTACTTCCACTAGAAACAGTTGCTCCTCTTACCTTAATGGTATCCCCATTCGTAAGTCCATGTGGATATTCTGTCGTAACCGTAGCAGTTGTTCCAGATGATGTAAGTAATCTTGCCTGACGATAAGGATTAAAGTTAATCGCCATAGAGCACTGAATACCTTTACCAGACTGATAACGGAAATACTTTCTGGTTTGACGAATAACTTTAGAATCTGGTGATGTTCCGGCAGTAATATCAACTCCACCATCAAATGGTCTATGGATAAATGTTCCGTCTGCTCTTACATTTAATCGAGTATCAACGAAATGCTGACCACCAGTAGTTCCAACACCAGCATTATTTTCTAATGTCAAACTTGTATCACTAACAATAGATGCTATCGTTTGCTCTTCATATGGACCATATTGATTACTACCTTCTAATACAAAAGTATCTCCAATAGAATATGCAGCGGTAAATTTAGTATCAGTTCCAGTCACAACTTTAGAACTACTTAATGTAGTTACAGTTCCGGCAGCAGCAACTCTTCCAGAAATACTATTAATGGTCAAATTATATGCACCTGCAGATGCCTGAGTATTGGTAATTGCCAATGTCCCAGAACGCCAATTAATTTCACTAGTTGCAAGTGCCAAATATTTACTATGTTTTGCATATGCATAATACTCGGTTGCATTAGTAATTCCAGGAATATCCGCACCACTAGTCTTATTAAAGGTTAATTTTTGACCATCGGCAACACCATGACCACCAGAGAAATTAATATAATAAATTGAATTTGCAGAATCATGCACAACATCAGTATTTGCAAATGTTATAACTCTCGAAGTCAATCTAGAGTTAGCAGTAATTGATTTAGTTGTGGTTGTAACTCCAGTGATATCATAGTAGTCATCGGCAATTCCAAAAGTCTGTCCAGTGGCAAATACAATCGGTGCAGTACCAGAACTATTGAAATCATATGGTGTTCCAGTATCAGTCTTTTTTAATTGTATCCTATTATCATTAACAACTCCCACTTTTACACTATCACCATCAGATAAAGACGCTGGTGTTAGTGCATCGGCAACTGCTTCTGCCAGTGCTTGAGCTTTACTGGCAGCATTACTACTATTCTGATATGTTCCTGTAGTGTGTCCATCATCAAGACCAAAGTGAGCTGAAATAAACCAAGTAGGACCAAAATTTTCTCTCTGTGCATAACTCAAAGAATATGAACCACTATAAGCATTAGAAGCAGTGCCATCATTATAATAATCAGTCCATCCAGTATTTTGCAACCAAACTTGAACATCATAATGCGATACCTCACCACTACCAGAATTATGATAAACTACAGCATATGCCCATCTCCAAGTAGTATTATATGTGTTCCATGTAAAATCAGTGTAAGTATTTTTTGATGAAAATAATGTTTCTCTCTTTTCATACCATTCACGACTATCCCTACCAAGTCTATCAACAGTACCAGCTGATGCATTAGTTGCTGCATTAAGAGCGGTAAAATCGGGTTGTTGAATAACTCTCACAAAGAAATCAGTATATGTATTATATGAATATGGAGTAGCAACATAATACCACCCAAGATTTCCAAGATTTGCTGGCCAATAGCTGGACTGGTAACCCCCAGAACTATAGACTGCTGATCTAGTAGCTTTAAGTCCAATATCAACTGGTGTACCATTATATAATTGTGCAGGACCAGTATAAGTACGATAATCCATAAAATATCTTGCCATATTAGCATTACTAGTATTCCTCATATACCAGTATGCGTAACTTTCTCCATAGATAATTTCTTGCTGAATAGTAGTTCCATATGAAGCATTTGGACTAATAGTTACATCGTTATAACAATAATATTCATTGGATCCATTATAATTCATCAACAATCTACTGTGATCCTGAGCAGATTTCATTGTTGTAGCCTGACCCTCAGCCCAAGTTTTAGTAGCATCATATACTGCCTGAGCTGTAGATGAAGTATTTGGATTACTAGGGGATGATGAAGTTCCTGGTATTGCACCACCACCACCTGCACTAACTGTTATTTCTTGATCATTATACAATCCATGAAGTGGTAAGTAAATATCATCATCGATAGTATTTACATATGGATATCCATCGGGAGCATTAGAAGATGCCGTACTAGATAGAGTTAATTCTTTTTTACCAACAGTATTAGTAATGTACATACTGGTGTTTGTACTAAATCCATGAGCATAATCAGTCGTAACTGTCAATGTAGATGGATTAGCACCATCAGTATTAATACCCTCAAATTTATTATATTCAATACTAGATCCAGTGAAGAAAGACCCTGGAATAATTGTAGTATATGCTGTTATTTGAGATGTTGAAGCAGATTGAACAGCAGATGCTTTATAATTAAAACTGGTTGCTGTTGGAATTTGCGTAATCAAATATTTGCCATTAGCAGTTCTTGATATAAGTCCTCTTACTTCAATAGCATCGCCAATAGACAATCCATGTTCATCAGCAGTAGATACATTAATAACTTCACTATTATTTGTAGAATTTACTGCGGTAATTCCAGGAATAGAGACACCAGGAGCCCTAGTATATGCCGAAGGTATATTATTTACAAGTTCTACGGTTTCCCACTTAGTTGGTTGCAATCCATACTCAAAGTCAGTATCAATAAGGTTCTCGGGTGTAGATACTCTTAATTTACTAACAGGATCTGTATATGTTTCTCCAAATTCAATCTTATCATTAGGAATATCTACAAAGATTTGAATTTCATCACTATCACTCATCGATGTAGTATCGTGCTCTAGAGTGATTGTAGTCTCATCATTAGTAGAATTATAAGATACACTTCCCCCTTTATTTCCATCGGCAAAGTTGTAAATGATGATACCATCAGTTACATTAGTAATCAACTGAATTCTTCTCAGTTTAAAATTACCACTAACAACTATGGTCTTTGCCGAAGCATCAAAAGTGTAATTAAAAAGTAATTTCTTTGCCATCTTATCGAGTATTTCCTTTTAGGTATTTAGAGTATTATCCAAGAGCAATAGCAAATGCTATTGCATCATTTTGAGTAGCGACTTGCCCACCAGTAACAGTGGCAGTTCCAGTAATATTAATATTACCAGTTCCGGTAATATCATTACCATTAAGATCCAAATCTCCACCAAGTTGTGGTGAAGTATCATTAACAACCGTGACATTTGTTACATCAATACTAGTATAAGCAACCAACTCAACAATATCATTAGCAGATGCACCAGTAGTTAATGTAACTGTCGTTCCATTTGATGCCGTAAATTCTGTTGTATCAAGTTTAGAACCATTCAAATAAACATCAATATATCCAACGGTATAACTTACGGTTCCTGAAGGTGGGAATAATGTTTGATTGTTAGTGGCAACATATCTATTAACAGACCTTGTAGTCGAACTACCACCACCGCCAGAGGCACTAATTGTAGTTCCACTAATAGATAAGTTTGTTCCAACAGTAAGATAAGTTAATTTACTAGCACTATCATCCCAGAAAACTATTTTATCAGCACCAGCATCATCACCACTAATTGCTCCAGAAGAAACTGACAAAATATCAGCAGCAGTAGATGTGATACTAACAGTATCACCACCACCTCCACCACTACCAGAAGTAGCAACAGTGCTAATACCTGTTATTCTGCCATTAGCATCAACTACAATAACTGGTGTCGCAGTTGAACTACCATAAGTTGCTGCAGAAGCACCAGTTAATCCAGTTAAACTTGATCCAGAACCAGAGAATGAAGTGGCAGTGATAACTCCAGAAACATTTGCATGACCATTAACATCAAGATCTGCTGTTGGTGTTGTGGAGTTAATACCAACCTTTCCGTCTTTTGCCACACGGAATAATTCAGAATCACTGCTATCAAGAATTCTAAATCCATTATTATCAGCACTACTAAACTGAAGATCAAAATAATTATCAGTTCCATCATAATAAATCTTGGCATCATCACTACCACCAAACTGAATTCTATCTGCCGAACCATCAGCAAGATCTATAACTGATCTACAAGTAAGTTGTCCTTGTACGTGAACATTATGTTGAAAGTATGATGTTTGTGATCCATTTACAACAATTGTTTCTTCGAACCATGTTCTACCCTTGACCTGAACATTATTATTCAGGTTAATATTTGCCGATCTTACTGTTGGATTTGCCTCGATTGACAATCCGGAATTTGCAATATCAATCTCACGAACACAATCATCATTACCACCAGAAAACAAAACAAATCCTTTTTCGGCACTTTCATCAATATATAAATCATAAGCAGTGGCCGAAGCCCAAAAAACATTAGTCAAATCACCATTATATGTTGCCGTCGAAAGATCATAGGCAGTGCCAAGATTAAACTGAGCTATAATATCTTCACTAC